TGTAGTGTTATCCATTTTGGTAACGACCATCTTTACAAACTCTGCGTTGTAAACATATGGTTGATTTTCTACTTGTGGAATTACTGTTGTCATAGTGTAGGTACTTTATTGCAGTCTACGCACTCGCCATTAACCATTTTCTTACCGCATTTAGTGCAATCTTTTGAATGCAACTCATGTAGTTTTGCTGGCGATTTGTTTGTGCGCGGTTGAGTATTTTTAAACTCACTACGTTGTAATGCTTGTACTTGTGCTGTTTCTTCTATCATGCTAAACTCACATATTCATAAAGTTGAAAGTCATCTGACCATTCTATATAAGCGTTATTGATAACGCTACCGTTTTGATAAAGTGCGCCACCAGGGAACAATTTATATGTTGGCATGTTAGGACTGAATACTCTGAACTGACATCCTGCTCCTACTGTAATTGCTGATGCAGTGACATCGTTTGTTAAGATGTTTGGACGACTTGTTGTTACTATTACTGATGATCCAGTACCACGCAAAACTGTTGTAGTACTGGTGAATGGATAAGGATAGTTACCAATCTGAATCAAATCGTTAGGTGCGAACAATGTTTGTGTTGCACCCATGATAGGTAATGCGTTCAATGTCAATTGATTGCCAATAAAACTTACAACACGAATGTTTGCTAATTGACTTGTCAATGCTTGTCCTTGATAACGAAAGATCCATCTCATTTGTGGTGCATTGTTAAATGTAATTACTTCACTACCCACACGATCTAATGTATCTAGACTTTCAATAACTTCACGTGCTTCGCTATAGCGCAAACTATTTGGCATTGTTAATGTAAAGCGCCATGGATTAGTTGTAGGAGTTAGACTCACACGCGGTATTTCACTGCGAGTAATTTGTATACCAACCATTTTTCTACGGTCAATTGCGATACCCGTACAGTTGTTTATAATTGTTTGAATACTCATTTATGTTTCCTTATCTGCGTGATGGCATTTCTTTTTCAGCCATACGAACATTACCCAATAATATTTTACGATTCTCTGCAAACAATTGAGCAACACCTTTAGAATCTATAGCACTGATGTTGTTTGTTATGTAATATGTTGCGCCACCACCTGCACCCATTGGTGTGATTGTTGTAGCACCGCGTGGTGTGATTAACTCAGGACCATTCTCACCAACAAGACTTGCACGACCAATTGGGGGATTGCCACCATTAGCGAATCCTAACAATCCCTTTCCCCAATCCCATAGGGTGCCTAATATACTGCCGCCACCACCTCCGCCGCCACCTCCGCCGCCACCTCCGCCGCCACTCATTATTCTCCATAAGTCCATAGTGGCTGCTTTCAATTCAATCTTTAACAAGTCTTTGATAACTGATTCAGCAAAGTCACCGAAACTAAATTTACCAGTCTCAACAAAATTATCAATTAATGAATTCATGTTGCTTGTCACTGAACTGAATATATCTCTTGCACGATTGGCAGCATTTGTAGCACTATCAACATAACTATTGAATGCTTGCTTCCAACCATATTCAAATGAACGTGATACTTCTAAGTTTTTAATCTGTTGATCGGCAATTGCTTTATATCTTTTTTGAATTTGATCTAAACCATCTGCTAATTCTTTAGCCCTTTCTGGGCTTAAACCATCACCACCATCTTCAAATCCGGCTGCAAATGCACGACTTGCTTCTAATGCACCTTTACGTGCTTCTTCATTAATGTCTGCATATTGTTTTTGCAATGGTGCAAGATTCATTGTACTTGTTTCGTACATTACATCACGCATCTTGTCATTAGCGGCACGTAGTTGATCGCCCAACATTGCTTGGCGTTCCATTTGCTTAGTGATTGCTTCAATAGCGTTTAGTCTATCTTTTTCTAATATACGTGCGGCTTGTAATCCACTAATTGCAACGGCTAACCGTTCTTTATCTACGACGGACTGTTTCTGAATTGCGGCTATTTGTGCATCAATGATAGGAATTAGTTTCTTATCTTCTTCTGCTAGTGCAGCCTTTTGATCTTGTAATTGTTTTACCGCTTGTTGAGTACGAATCATCAATTCTGCTTGGGCACGTAGTACTTCAACTACATCTTCATTCATTCCCAAGTACTTGGCTTCTATACCTACTGCTTTGATAAGTTCGTTATTTTGATCTTTGTATGCTTGTGTTTGTTTTACAATCTCTTGTGTTTGTTTTGCCCATGCATCAGTGGCTTGACGTTTAATGGTCTGTTCTTGGTTGAACTGATCCATCTGTGCTTGACCATAAGCCTGAATTTCTTTAATTTGCTCACTGGTCATGCTTCTGCCACCAGTTGGACCTGATGGCAACTTAGGCTTATCGTCTCCTAACCCAATAAATTGTTTAAATTTATCGTAAGCCTTACCAACACCAGTTGTAAACTTGTCAATATAGTCTACACCAAATGCGATTCTTACAACTTCATTTACTGCCCATATGGCTGTTGATACAGCAGCCATAATTGGTGTAAGTTTTGCTAAACCGACTAGCAAGAAACCTAATCTCTTAGTTAGTAGTGTAAAGATGAATACACCAACTTCTTTAAATTTGCCCATCACGCCTATCGCGGCTGCAAAGGCTGCTACAAATTTACCTACTTGATATCCTAATACACTTAATGTTTTTTGTAAACTTAGTACGCCAGCAGCGGCTAAAGTAAAGTATGATGCAATCGCGGCAATTGCTATACTTAATGCTTGGAATGCTTTTACTACTACAACGAGGCCTGCGGCTGCGCCCCCAATTTGTACTAATGCATCTGTGAATCGTTTGATATCTTCTGGCTTCAATGTAGCCATAAAATCAAGTAATGGCTTCAGTGATTGAAGCAAACTAAGTCTAAATTGATTTATTGTTCTATCTAATCTGTCTTGTGCTTCAGAGGCTGCTTTTATTGATGCCGCGTATTCACGACTTTGTATAACAGCGTTAGCGTATTCTTTACTTAAACCTTTTACGTCTACACCACGAAAACTTTTTCCTAACAATTCGGCTGATAATGAAACACGTTTACTTGCATCTTCAATATTAGCAAGACCATCAATTGTTTTCTTAAGAATGTCTTGTTCACTTAATGTACTAAGGTCTTTTAATGTTACACCTACGTCAGCAAATGCAGATTGTGCAGACTTGCTACCAGATGCCGCATCATTAATTGTTGTTGCTAATTTTAGTATAGCCTTTTGTGCGTCATCGGCTTGACCACCATTATTTGCAACAGCACTACTAAAGCCAAGAATGTTTTGTGTAGCGATACCAGTTGCGTTGGCAATGTCTTGTATTGCATCTGCATACTGCAATGCATTGTTAATCATTGCGCCAAATGCAACACCCGCTACTGCGCTTTTTAATCCTGCAAATTTATCAGAAACTTTCTTTACATTGTTTTCTAATGTTTTTAATTTTGCACTAGCAGTGTCGGTTAAGCCAACTGTATAATTTAGATCTGCCATTATTTCTTCCTCAATATTTGTTTAACACGCTTCTTAATGAAATCTTCAGTAGGCTTAGTCATACCCTGTGGTGCTTGTTGACTATATCCTTCATCCAAGCGTGTAGCATATGGATAAGTTGCTTGAATTTCACTTTTACCTTTATCAAGTCTAGTGTTTCTACGTGCATTGCCTGTACGAATTGGCGTAGTTGCTTTGAATTTTTTGTATGCTTCTTCAGGCAACTTTGCCATTTCTTTTTCAATACGTGCAATAGATTGACTAATATTATTAGTAACTGAAACATTCATCGTGATATTGGTTGCCATGTTATTTGACCTTCTTAATCATTTCAAGCATTTCTTCTTGAGTAAGTTCTGGCGGCTTACCTGAGTCTTTACGTGCCTGATGGTTATGATAACTTATGGCAGCATCCATTACGTACAAATCAAACGTGGTACCACGATCCATTACTTCGCTTGGTAACATTTTGTATCTGTCTGCTAATGTATCAATCATAAGTATCATAGCCATTTGAGGTGATTTAACGTCAATAGTGCTGCCGGTTACTTTCCCAACATATCAGTAACTTTACTGATCGCCTTCATCAAAACATTAGTTGGTAAAACATTGTCTTTAGTAAGAATTTCTTTACCAGTTTCGTCAAGAATTAATGTCTTAACGATATCAATAATGCCTGCTGTATTATCTTGTGTTGCTGAAGCCAATCGCATGAATACATCCATGGGCTGTCTATCCCATGTGTAAAATTCAATCGCTTCTTTGTATTCTGTAATGGTTTCTTCGTCATCTAATTTGACGAGAATCAATTGGGGTTTTGCTGTGAGTTGTGATAAGTTCATTTGTTTTCCTTTGTTAAATTGTTTTCACATTGTATTTAGTCTTTCTTAGATACTGCATCCTCAATTAATTGATTGAGTAGTGCTAACCTAAAACTTGATTTTGCTTTTAATTGTTTGACTGTGTTTTGTACTTCAGTCAACATCGCGGCACCTTTTGCTTCATCAGCAACTAATGCGGCTAATCGTTCTTCATTTGTTTTAATCCATACTTGATTTTCATTATTCATTTGTTAATCCTTATATAAAAATAGGGAAGTTGCCCTCCCTATTATCGCACATACCCCCTAATATATATTAGGGAGGGCTTGCTACAGTACCGTTAACCATTGAACCATCAATAGCCAATGACATTGGTGTGACCCAAACAGGTGCATCTGGGCTTACTGTTGGTGCCAAGTTAGTGATGAATCCAACACCTTCTTGGTAGTATGCGCCAGGGTCTGTACCATTGTAATAGATACGGAAACTGATTGGTGTCTTATTGATAGACAATGAACTTAGTCCTGCTTCTGCGGCAGAGTTTGCTGTTGCACTAGCGTTACCGAAAAATACTTCAGCGTCAATGACGACATTAGTACTGATTTCGTTGTCAGCAGGTGTGCTCAACTTTAATGTGTCAGTGTCACAGAATGTTGTATATGAATATACACCAGTACTGTTAGTGATTGTCACATCTTGTAAACAGATAACAGACATTGCTGAGTTAGCAATGTTCGCAGTATCTGTACTGATTTCTAGAACCGGTTGAGTTCCAGTTGTGTTTGTTGTAATGCGTGCCATTTGGTTTCTCCTTATATGTTGGCTTATGTGTTAAATTCTAATCGTAGTAATCTAAATGTCCAGACGTGCTTTTCGGCGTTAGGGCCGTAAACTAAGTCTTGGTCAAAATTGCGTTCAAAATAACCATCAAATAATATTTGACCATTACTTGTGTACGCTGTAACAAGGTTAGCAATAATAGCATTAAGATCAATATTGTGTGGATCATCCTGAAATGAAACATACACAATAGAAAATTGATCGTATGCATGATATATTGTAGCGCAATATTGTATACCTAACTGATGCGGATTTCTTTCAACGGTATGTACATCTGAAACGTAAACACCATAACGAACAACATCTGTATCGCTTGGGAAGTCGTCATAAATTGGGACTGCCCATGCTTTAGGGATATCACGTTGTAATACATTGATGATATCTTGTGTTGTTACTAATGGTGCGTTTAAGATGGTAGATGCCATTAGAAGAATCTCCTATCGTTGTTAAAATAGTCAACGTCAGCAGTCCAGTTTTCTTCCAACTTAGTAGTTGGTCCATCTGGATTTTGTCCGGACAAGTCATAAAAGTTCATCAACTCTAATGCTTTGATCCATTCATTCTGGCAGCGATTTTTGCTAAACTCATAGTTTTGCAAATCTACTTCATTCATGTTTGATACGTCAGTAACTAGACTTTCGTAAAAAACTTCAATTGCACCGAATGTATCAAGTCTAATCAATGTTTGGTCATCTTTAATGAGCAAACTAGGATTAAACGCTGATATTAATTGACCTTGCTGATTATTGGTATAATAACTTGCACCAAAGACTGTATCACAATATTTTGTCCACCATCCGAACTCTAACTTATATAGCCACTCTTGTGAAGCAACTTTAAAGTATGGGTCCCAAACAACGTTTAAACTTGTGGCTCTACGTTCAGCGGCTGGATCATAAAATATGATATCTGCTACTGTCGCATTGCTAATTCTTTGATAAGGTACTGACATTATTATTTCCTAGACATTATAGAGAGAGAATGTTGCCACTCTCTCTTGTTTACTATCAATCCTGAACGATATTAATAGCACCGCCACGGCGTAAGTCACCGACACCAGATCCAAAATAACCTAGACCTGTTAGCCACATTTGTAGACCACCTGGCTTCTCACCAGTTTTGATCTGTAGACCTTCTTTGATAACTGTGAAGATTGCACTGTCACCGAAGTAACCACCAATTAACACTGGATATGCACCATTTCCTAAACCTGCGATAGGACGTGTAGCACTTGACAAGAATGTTGTTGACATAACTTGGCAACCATAGATGTTTTCAATACGACCTGTAGATAACAATTCGTTACCTAATGCAGATAGATTAGAACCACCAGATTGTGATACTGCGCCACCAGTCAACTCGCTTAATAGACGAGTCAATGTACTACCAATAACACCATCATTACCATTACTGTCAATGATAATTACTGGGCTACCAGGCATACGTGCAACTTTAAAGTTTTGCTTGATTAAGCGAACTAATTGAGTTACAGTGTTTGCAGTGAAACCTGCTGCTGGGCTTGATGGAGTAACTCCACTAGCAACTAATTCCATAGCACCTAATTCTAACACACGGTCAAAACCGTCTGCGCTAGTTGCGTAGTATGTGTTGTTTACTGTTGATTTAAAATCAGAAAAAGCAGCAGCAACACGTTGGTCAACCTTTTCTGCGAAACTGTCACCCAATTCTGCACCTAATGTTGCAGCCAATTGGAAACTAGTTGTCCATGAGTAGAACGCATCAAATGCTGTTGCGGCTACTGCAGGAGTTGCAGTGATAGACCCTTGACCCAATGCTGGGTTTTGTTCACTAGCGTCACCTTGAACGTTACCACCAGCACCAGCAGGATTGTAATCCTGATATGTGATTGGAGCAAAGTTAGGAACTAAGAATTGATTACCTTGAGTTGGTGTAACGACATTGGTCAAGTTGACCATACCGTTTGATTCGTGCATTGCACGTAGTGCGAAATTCGCAATTGCGGTTGTGAAGCCGTCTGCTTCATTGTTGGAACCACCTAATACATAAGCCATTTGAAATCTCCTTAAATAATGATTGTTGGCATTTATAAGATTCGTTTACTACTTGAACTAACAGTTGCTGTGACTCCCATGCCCTTTAATCCAACATTCTTGCCTAAGCCATTACGTGCGGCCCATGCGTTAAATGCGGCTGGGTCACGTGTATAATCGGGAACTGATTCCCCAAATTCACCTGCGAAACTGCCTTGTCCTGGTCGTAAACCTGAACCACTGTTTTGTGAACTTTGCTTAAGTAATTTAGGATTACCCTTTGCAACTTCATTCACTAAACCGTTTAACGTTAATGGATTGCCATCACTACCGTATCGCTCTTGACCCTTTTGATTGACGATTGAATATGTACCGTCATCAGTATTCCATTGAATGTTACTTTTGATTTTACTCAAAGCATAATCAATCAAATCGGGATCAAACTTTTCACCCATGAATCTTTGTATGTCTGAATCTAATTCTTTTTCACGTAGACGTTGCTCTTTTTGTGCTAAGTCTAATTGAAGTTTATTAAATTGTTCATGCAAATCGTTCTGAGCGGGGCGACCTCTTTGTTGTGTTGGTTTCTCCACTGGCTGTACGTTGCCACCGTTTGCTTGTGTTGCGCCTACTCTTGCTGCCCATGCTGCTGCCGCTTCAACAGATTCAAACTGTACGCCGGCTGCGTTGCTTAGTGCATTAAGAATACTCTGTGTTTGACTCTTGCGAATTGAACCAGGGTTTACTTTTGGTGCATCACTACCTTGATCTAGACTAATGTCTGCTGTAAGGTTATCAGCGGCGTTATCGTTGCCAACGAATTCATCTTTTAAATCGTTCATTTGTTTTCCTTGATTATTTCGGAATCACCGAGTTGTAATATCTATTTATCGTATCACTTAAGAGTGGCAGAAAGTTGCCAATATCTACCTTATCTACCACTGTTGATACCATTTAATTGTACTGCGATTGCGTCTTGTGTTGTGTAACTTTGACCAGTATACTGTATTGTACTATTAGACATAATTTCACTTTCGCCAGCGCCTTCGCTTTCATATTCATCGTCTGATTCATCGTCTGATACTTTGACGTATTCACCATTAATGAATTCATATTCTGGGTCTAAAGGTATTTGACTACCCAAATCACGTGAATAAACTTCGTTGTCTTGTTCAGTCTGTAGTTTTTGTAGTTCTGGTGGTAATGAAGGAAGAATAGCATCACGATATTGTTGTAGTTCTTCACCAGGAGCAAGCATTGCAACTACTTCTTGTAGTATCATTCCCTTAACAAATTCATTGTCAGGCAATAGTTCTTTTGCTTTTTGCATCACAGCCATTCTGTAATTAGTGTCATGCTGTTCATAGTCAGTACCATATACTACTTCACCGCCCCAACGCATGTCCATGAATCGTGCGGCATATGTCCAAATATTTTCTTCTGCGATTTCCATCTCACGTGCTTTTGCTTTTGCAATTCTATGCAATTGTTTACGTTCTTCAATAATGGATACACCAGATTGTACTTGATGTTTACTACTACGCAATCCACCTAGGCCAGTTAGTGCTTCAATTTGATCTAGAATATCTTGTTGCTTACTAATGATTTTATCAACGTCACCTGTATCTACACTGATAGTTTCAATCTGTCCTTGTGTTGCACGAACGATTGCACCAGCGTGAGCAGGAACTTTAACGCCATTGTCTGCACGAATAATTGTTTTAGCAAATTGAATTGATTGATATGCTTCACATTCTAATTTGTAATGTTCACGCATTGCTTCGCTTGCTGAATCAATATCTGATACGCCAACGTCAATCAATCGTGGGTCTCTGCGACCATATGCTATGAAGCCAGGGATGCCCATACCAGGAGGATAGAAGCCTTCACCTTCAAGTTCTGCTTCATGTTCTGGATTTGCTTTTTCAACTTCATAACTGCGCCAGTAACTTGGTGTATCTGATGTACCTAAATGATAGCACTTGAAGTATATACATTCAGGAGTTTCTTTTTCTTTTACTTTTACATACTTGAGAATAGGTCTGCCACCATATATCTCAAACTCCCAGTCCCAAACATCTAATGGGCTGATAGCGCAAACGTATGGTCTGCCAAGATTACCTTGTTCATGTGTAGGCATGTCAACAAACACCCAGCAATGACCAAATATACTTGATAAATCGCCTACTTGTTCCATGAAACCAGTCAATGTACGATTCTGTAAGTCTGCGTCTAATTGAAATAGTTCTTGCCATTCCATATTATCTGTTGAGACTCTAGCACCAGTAGGTGTTGCAAATTGAATCAAACGCTTGACGCCTGGCTCAAACAATACATCATTGATTGTTTCTACTATGTAACGGCAAATGGGTTGTGCAACTGTGTTTTTAATTAAATCAATGTGAATAACACTATCTTCACTTGGACGCTTTTTGCGAACATATGCCTTAAAGACATATCCACCTAGGTACGCATATTGATATTGAATCATTGTTTCATATATTGCACCATATATGGGATTCTTTTTCATTAATTGTGAATTCTTCATTCAACTATTTCCTTTGTTAATTCTCGTGGCATCACTAGCCGCGAGA